ACCAGTCTGCATCGTCAGCCACGGGTGACCAGTCTGCATCGTCAGCCACGGGTTACCAGTCTGCATCGTCAGCCACGGGCAACCGGTCTGCATCGTCAGCCACGGGTTACCAGTCTGCATCGTCAGCCACGGGTTACCAGTCTGCATCGTCAGCCACGGGCAACCGGTCTGCATCGTCAGCCACGGGTTACCAGTCTGCATCGTCAGCCACGGGTTACCATTCGAGCAGCGAGATCACTCCAGCAGATGACGGAAGAGAATTGCATGCCGTAGCCGCCGCATTCGGTGACGAAAGTAAAGCCAAAGCACCAACAGGAAGCGCCATTGTGTGCGTGTACCGAAATGATGATGGAGAGTTAATTCATATCCGAGCAAGCAAGATTGGCGATAACGGAATTAAGCCCAACGTTTGGTACAAGCTGAATAAAGATGGCGAATTCGTAGAGGACTAAAACCCATGAGCGACGAGTTAATCAGAGCATATAAGATTTATTTCGCAGTGATGGGAATATTACTGGCTATTATGCTGCTGGTTCTCGTCGCTGTAATCAATGTTTATTATTAATTGGAGTGAGTGAAGATGAGCGATGATGAATGCGATTCATTGTCAGAGTATTGGAAGGATTTAAAACCGTTCTTGAAGGAACGAAAAAAACAGGCAAGGAATTCAGCACATGAAGGAATTAAGCGTTTCTTTGAAAGAAATGGTATTGTATTTGAGGAAGGAGAGAACACGCTTATATTCAGAACACCACAAGGAACCGTTGCATATTACCCACCAAGTCAAAGGATGCAGCATAAATCAAAGTGGTTTGATGCAAGCCCAACCTTTTGCATGAATTACGTAAATAAACTTAGGGCTGCGTAAAATCAGCTTTCACATTACCTACTAATTAATCAGGAATCACGCCATGCAACGATTAGCATTTGCAGGGCTGCCCGTTGCTGGCAGTCCTAAATTCGACGCAATTAAATCAATTGAGTTTAGCGCTAAAAATATATTAACCAGCGCGAGCTTTACGCCACCACCTCGGAAAACAATTATCCAGATAATTATCGAGTTTCTAAATCGGAGGATTCAGCCGTGAAGCAAATCCCATTCAGAACGGATTTCGACGTTGATAAATTCCTCATAGCATTATCCGACGAAGACAGAACGATGATTGATAATGCGGCATCAGCAGCATTTAAATCGAGCAGCATTGACCACGGAATTATTGATGCAATATATGACGGAAGCCTAGCGCCGCATCACGAGTGCGCCGCATTCGTTTCAACGGATGAATACAAGGAATTGGCAACTAATTTCATTGTCGATTTAGTTTATTTATTCGAAGTGCATCGCATGAAAAAGCAAAGTTCTGCTTTTTTTGATGATGCTGGGCTGGATGAATTGGATAACAGGAGATTGATGTAATGAGCGAGCAAAAAACTCACTACCGTAAAGCGTTCGACTCTCCATATTTGAGCAGCGCTGACATAGTAGAGCCAACGGTATTAACTATCGCAAGAGTGGCGCTTGAATCCGACAAAACCAAAAAGACTAAGGATGTATTCAACACCGCTCACTTCATGGAAAAAGAACTGCGACCAGGCGAAAAATTGAAGCCAATGATTCTCAACGCCACGAACAGCAAGACAATGAAGGCGCTAACCGGTTCGCCGTACATTGAAGACTGGTGCGGCGTGGCTGTAACTGTCTACGTTGATACGAAGGTGCGGTTCGGCAATAGCTCTGTCGAGGGATTGCGCATAAGCCCAACGCGAGTCAGTAAGCAACTATTAACGCCGTCCTCAACAAAGGCATGGAACAACGCCAAAGCAGCATATAAACGCGACGGAGACTTACGAAAAGTGCTTGAGCGCATGGATATGTCAGAAGAACACCGTCAGCAGCTAATTAACGAATGCGGGGAGGCTGCGGCATGATTTGGCATGATATTCAGCAGAACACAGAGGAATGGGAAGCGCTGCGCGTAGGGAAAGCCACAGCGTCTAATTTCGGGCTAATCATGGCTAACGCAGGGAAAGCATTTGGCGACCCTGCGAAGCGCTACGCCCTTCAGATTGCACTGGAGCAAATTAAGGGCTGCAAGTCAGAATTCAGCTTTTCAAATGAGCATATGGAGAGAGGACACGAACAGGAGCCTATAGCTCGAATGCTCTACGAAGAAATGAATTTCATTGATGTTGATAATGGCGGATTTTTCGATTTAGGGACATATGGTGATAGCCCAGATGGATTAATTAGTGCAGACGGAGTGATAGAAATTAAATCCGTCATTGCTCCCACACATTACGCGACATTAAAGCGAGGAAGTTTCGATCCATCATATCGCTGGCAGTTAGTCGGGCATCTGGATTGCACAGGCCGGGATTGGGTTGATTTCGTCAGTTACTGCGCAGATTTCCCAGAAGAAAAACAATTGGTGGTATGGCGGCTGACGCGGGAAGAATGTGCCGAAGAAATTGAGTCTCTCCGTGAAAGGCGAAACCAGTTTTTATCTCTGGTGTTGGAAGTAAAGCAATCAATATTGCAGGCATAAAAAATGAAGCGACCCCCGTTTTATCGCCGAGGAGGAAGGAATTCACAAAATAAAGGCATGAAGGAGAAAATAATCTGGCAGTTGCAAAAACACGGCAGGCCAATGACAGGAAATGAATTGGCTGAAATATTCAAGATGGGATTAGGTGAATTCAATAAAATCGCAAAAAGGATTGATGAGCGGTCAACCATCGTTTTAGTGAAAGTTTCAAAGATAACGAACAATAGCGAAATGGATTTTCTGTATGAAATGGAGAGTAAGCCAAAGCTATCAATACCGAAAAGACAGGGAATGTCTCAGATTAGAGTTTCTTACAAATCATTCGCTACATCCAGCTGCCTATCAAAAATCAAGCACATCGCCGAAGCCAAGCAGCGCAGAGAATTAATCGCTCGCGGCGAATACGTATCGGGGTAAACCATGAATAACGCATATAAGACAGCGGCTAGCCATGCTGCTGAGTACGAACGCGCACGTAATTTTCCACAAGCCAGAGTCATGTGGCTTACAGCCGCACGCCACGCTGGAATCAGAAATAAATTCTGGTGCGAATTACGCGCTGAGTTTTGTGAAAAGTGGCATCCAAAGTTGGAGGTGGTAAATGGCTGACATTATCGACGCTGCAAATGACCTCACGGATTTAAATATTCAACACGCACTAGCTAACCGCCCTCCTCCGCCGATATTTACGGGCAAGTGTCGTAACTGCGGAGAAAATATTAAAGCAGGTAATTATTGCGATAAGTATTGTCGTGAAGATTATGAAAAGAGGGAGAGAAATAAACGTGGCTAAATTATACGGATTAGATTCAAGCCTGATTCATGATGCAAAACCTAACGAGGGATTTGTTATCGACATGGTACGGGCTAGTGATTATTTGGAACTCGAACGGCAGCGTGATGCGTTGGTTGCTGAATTATCCAGCCTGAAAAGTTTTAGCGATCGGCTGGTTGATATGCACAACGGTCTGAATGGTTCAGGTGGGGGAATTTATGACGAAGACTCCATCACTTATCAACAGGCGGCATTAAGCGCAGCAATGGACGCATTTGACGAAATAAAAACACCTACAACTGACTCCGCATTGCGTGAGATAGGGGCAAAGGCGGTTGAGAAATGCGCTGAAACGTTATTAGGCAATGACGATATCAGTGTTGATTACGAGTATTCGGCTATTAGAGCGTTCGCACAACAATTGCGGGAGGGGAAGGTATGACGGCGTATTACAACGAAATCGACCCCTACGCAGCACAGTGGATCCGCAATCTTATTTCCGCTGGCCATATAGCGCCAGGTGATGTTGATGAACGCTCAATTGAGGATGTGAAACCTGATGACATTAAACACTACACACAATGCCATTTCTTCGCCGGGATTGGAGTCTGGTCATACGCATTACGCCAAGCCGGATGGCCCGACAATAAACCAGTCTGGACAGGTTCATGCCCCTGCCAACCTTTCAGCGCGGCAGGCAAAGGAGATGGGTTTGCTGACGAGCGGCACTTATGGCCCTCATTCTTCCACCTCATCGAGCAGTGCAATCCTCCAGTTGTCTTTGGAGAACAGGTTGCGAGCAGTGATGGACTTGAATGGTTCGACCTTGTACAGGCTGATCTGGAAAACGCGGGTTACGCCGCAACTGCGTTCGATATCTGCGCTGCGGGCGTCGGCGCTCCGCACATCAGGCAGCGCCTTTTCTGGGTGGGCAACTCCAACGACAAGAGGTTACAAGGATGCCGGAAATCTGAGCAAGTCATTCTTCAGGAAAGACGGAAAGATGCGGGCGGACACCCTTTACCGACAAATGTGGTTGCAAACGTTTGGTCTGAATGGAAAACCGTCAAGGGAGCAGATGAAACAACTCGAATCATACCATCCGGCTATGGCGAGGCTACTGATGGGCTTGCCGGAAACGTGGGACGACTGCGCGCCTACGGAAATGCCATCAACGCGGAAGCGGCAAAAACGTTCATAGAGGCATTTATGGAGCGTGCAGCATGATCAACAAACCGATTAGTGAAGTGATTGAAGAAGCGAAATTAAGCGCGACGGTTCTGGAATATATCTCGCAGTTTGAAGCGTCAGAAATCGAAGGCGACGATGTCGATCTCCGGTTTGAAATTGATGGAGTAGATACCGGATGTGACGTTTCCATTACCGATCAGTGTGGCAAAGCAGCAGGCAGCATCAAGCGCCTCATCGACCACATCGAAGACCTTGAGCAGCAGTTAGCAGCAGAGCGGGCGCGTGTGGTGAAGGTTCCACGAAAAGTTTACGTGCGAGGTTGTCACGCCAACATGGTTGGATGGTCGAAGCTAATCGATGCCTTGGAGTCTGCTGGCGTTAAATGGGTGGATGCAGATATCCAGGTTGAGGGGGAATAAATGGCTGAACGATGGAAGATTTATTTATTAATTTTACTCATAGCATTATCTAGCGCCCCGATAACCACGGCGGCGGTACAGGTTAATGTACCGATGTGGGCGATTATAGCCGGGCAATGCGGCCTGGTTATTTCTGGGTTCATTGCAGCATTACTCGATAGGGCTTAACACCATGACTGATTTAAGCAAAGAAAGGCTGGAAATACTGCGTGATACGTTCATCGAAATGGCTACTGATACCGAAAACAAATTAGAAAGCGCGGGATGGAGTGACGCGGTAAAAGCTATCACCGAGGTGTTACAGCGCCGTGAGGCGGCGGAGAAGCCGGTGTGTGTTGTTGAGTATAGCGACTACATGACTGCGGCGGAAATGTTCGGCGATGAACCTCGGCGTAAAGCCGTCAAAGAGCTATATGACGGTGCGTTAGTTGTCGGTGATAAGTTGTACCGCGAGCCACCCCTGCCTGTAGTGCCACAAATGCTACTGCGTGAACTCGTTGATGTTGTCTGGCAGGAAGCCAAGGAAAGCACCGAGGTGCCAAGCACTAAATGGGCTGATGAGCTAATCGGTAAAGTCTTTCCGTCAGCACAAGTCCCGCCTGTAGTGCCGGATGAAGTTCCTGAGTCACTAAAAGATAATCTCCTCACTATTTGCGATCTGGTTGAAAACAATGATGAGTATTGTCAAGACATCTGGAAAGCCTGCCGCGCCGCAATGCTCCAGTTGTTCGGTAATTCCGAACAAGTGAACCATTCTGTTGATGCTACCGATATGGTCAACTCTTCGGTAATTCCGAAAGGTTGGGCGCTGGTTCCAACGGAGCCTACAGCAAAAATGATTGGTGCCGCCGCTGACCGGTCGCCAATAACACCAAGTCAGTGCTGGAGAATAATGCTTGCCTCCGCTCCGCAGCATGGAAATTCCCAATCAAGCATTTCATCCAGCAATAGCACCGGATGCGGTGTTAATGCCTGCAATCAGTCAAGCAAAGGTGACGCATGATTATCGGATTCATTCTTCTCGTCAGCGCATGTGGCTCCGATTACTGCGATGCGCTTCCCGTCTCTGAGCGCGTAATGACGTTTAACGAGTGCCAGAACTGGATAACACTCATACACGAAAAACGACCGAAGGCCACGCTGTTGTGTGCTCCGGTCAACGACTAACCAGCCTCGCAATCGCGGGGCTTATTTTTGGAGATGAAGATGGAAATCAGCATCGGTGACAAATACGTCATTACGGCAGACCAGTATCAATACGTTTTGCAGGAGCGCAAGACTAAGAAAGATGGCAAGGACGCAGGCGGTGAGTATCTATCAACCCTTGGCTATTTCCCAAAGCTGTCACAGCTCATTAGCCGGTTGTGCCATCTGGAAGTGATGACATCTGATGTGCAGACGTTACAGGCCATTGAACAGCGTATTAACCGCCTATCACTGGAAATTGAAGCAGGATTCAAGCGTGAGGTTGAGGCGTCATGAAGCGCCCAACCCCAGCAGCAACACTAGCCATAGCCGCTATCACAGCGGCTTTTTTGTGCTCGCTATACACACTATGGAGCATTACATGATTAGAGTACCGCTATCTACGCCGATGCTGCTTGCACTAACTGTGGCGTTCTCTTTCTTCTTCTGCTGGTACATCGATAACCAAAGTTTGCTATTAGCAATGCTGAGCGTCGGATGCTTCACGATGTGCATTGCTGAGCTTGTCCAACGGCTTGTCGAGCATTACAGGAGCAAAAATGCAGACAGAAATAGAGAACGCGATCAGATGCGTGGCTAAAGATTGCCGCGCAGAAATAAAGCAAAATACAAAAGACCAGCCCAAAAAAAACCACGATCCGATTATCACACGCATTCTCGACAAACACGCTAAACGCATAACCGCCCTACCGCCTGGCACGTTCAGCGCAAAACGTTGGCTGAGCTATTTCGTGCGTGTCGTTGATGCTGAAGCTAATAAGTGAGGAAATGATGGAACTGAGAGATGACTCTTTTGTTGATTTGAAATTCATGATGGAAGATTCGCGCTTCGGCAAGACTTTCTTCTACTCAGAGATAAAGGCCGGACGACTGCCTAAGCCAACAAAGGTTGGAAGATGGTCGCGCTGGGAGTACCGCGATTACAAAAACTGGAAATCGATGTACAATAAACCATCCGATCAGGAGTCGAACCAATAATTCGAACAGAATTCTGCGCCGAAGCGGGTAAAATATCGGGTAAAAAATTTCTCACATACAAATATTCCCTTCAAAATCAGTCTCCAGTGGTTCCAATTCGGTTTCTGCTGGGGACACCATAATCTCGCCCACGAACGTCCATCAAAGTCTATTTTTTCCATTCTATTCATCAAGTTAATACAACAAGCTAGTCTACTTAACTCTACTCAGTTTTACCGGCATCCACGCTGTTTTGTTGGTATAAATGTTGGCATGGTAAGTTCGATAATGCAGATACCATCACTGTGGGAGATTTGCTATGGCACTCACTGAGGCAAAGGTCAGAAATGCGAAACCGGCTGATAAGTCCGTCAAACTGACTGACGGAAATGGTATGCACCTTCTGGTCCAATCTAACGGCTCTAAATACTGGCGTTATCGCTGATGATTCAGCGCACTGGCAGCGAATCAAATATCATTATAACGACGCGTATATTGTGCTGATGGGATCTGAACGTATTGGGTTATTCAAACGGTACAAAGGCGCCAATGGGTGGACCATTATACAAATCCAGATTTTTCCAGCCTATCAGGGACAAGGTATCGCGGCGTGGCTATTACACACATTCCTGCGGCAGGCAGATGAAGCCAACGTCCCCGTGACGCTGAGTGTTTTGAACGGCAATAGAGCAATAACCCTCTACCAACGCGTAGGTTTTAAGATCGTTGATAACGATGATATTGCATTAAAAATGAAACGCCGCCCCGTAAAGCGCCAACAACCGTTTGAATAA